GATCTACTTATAAGTTTAAATGTCTTACCGGTTCCTGGTGGACCATAGTATTTATAAATCATACTATGTCTTCTTCACTTTCAAACTGATGTTGTTCGTTGACATCTTCTTCACTTTCAAAATACTTTAATGGTATTCGTAAAGTCTTCAATGGTGGATATTGTTTGTTATCAGAATCTTTTCCAGGAAACTTTTTGCTGTGATCAAACTTAGCTTGTTCTTCTGGTTTCTTACTAGGAAACAATGCTTTAATCATTAGTGATGTTTTAGCTGATGATTCTTTCCATTCATATGTTTTTAAATCATCATAAAATGCACTATATAAAAAGTATGCATACTCATCATCTAACAATGGTCTACCACTTTTGAAAGAATTATATTTCTTAGCTTGTGGATCATTTATGTATCTATGTATATGTGCTTTTAATATATCAGATGGATTAGTTCCTTCTGCAGGTTCTAATACTTCTATCTTAGATTTCTCAAATAAATTTTTTAGTATTTCATAAAAGTCATTACCTTTTATTGTTGGTGGTACTATATGTACTTGTTCCATTAATAATGCTCTCAATTCTTTTTGGCTTTCTATTCTATGCACATTCTTTGCGTGCACTTGTTTTGTTTGTCCTTCTTCATTCTCAACAGTAAAATACCACTCAGGTGTAGGTTTTATATTTAGTTTTTGTAATGCTGATAACGCTGGCCATACCGGTTTATTATCTGATATAATCCCGAACTTTCTTTTCATACATACAGACTTTACACACACCGGTGCTAGTAATGGATCATTACAAGTATGACCTTTAGTATCTTTACTCCACTTTTAATCTTTTGATTCACATGTATATCTGTCCAGTTATTATCAAACTCAAAATATTTTCTTGCAGCTTCTATTACTTTGTCTTGCCATTTGTCTGGATACTTTTTCTTAGCAAACACCATATAGTTATATAAAAATCTATCTCTACCATCTTTCATTAGTTGTTTAGTTAGTATACCTAAACATGGTGGACCATCTACAAACTCTTCTCCACCACCAGATAGTTCATCTTCTACAATTCTTTTTTGTATATCTTTTAGTTGATCTTCTGTTTGTGCATTTGCTGCAACAACTTTTAAGAACATATCAATTTGCATTTCTTCACCACTTGGTAGTAATGCTTTTCTAGAAATACTATTGTAAGGTAAGTTTATAAAGTTACCATTAGTCTTTTCACCATCAGCATTCTCACCTAGTGAAGTTTGTTTTGGAAATATTTCTGTATTGATTGGTAGTTTAAATAAAAATAAAACCTGTTCTAAAAAGTCTCTTATCGCTTTTGCTTTTACATACTCAGTGGTGAACACATATAAATGTAGTCCACCACTCTTCGATAGGACAGGTATTATCGGAAGCTTTTTTTCTTGTATGATGTCTAGATAAAATTTTCTATCTATTGGATATTTATCAACATCAATTGCACCAAATCTAGCTTTACCTTCATCAGTACATGGTTGTATACCAATAGACTTAACACCAGATAAGTGATCTAAATAATCTTGTTCAACAACAGGTATTGAGGACCATTCGTGTGGATACCTTTTCTTACCTGTCTCTCCATCTACAAAACCTTCAGTAGTCTTGCAAACTCCGTAGTTTCTTTTCAATCCTGAAAAGTATTTTATATATTCCTGCATTTATTCCTGTCCTTTTAATAATTTCTAAAGGCGCCTCCAGTCTCCCTTCAGCGCCTCTGTAGCTACATTCCCAAAGGGAATTAGATAATGTCTTTAGTATTTTTGTTTTCAACTTTATCATACTTTGGTTTAGCAGAACCTTTAGAAACTTCTTTCTGTAGATTCTGTGCCATAGTATAAGCTTCAGCATCCATACCTTTGGATACATCTAACATTTTTACTAATGACGGCTTGTACACATGCCAGCTTTTATCACCCCAGTTTTTTCCAACTGTTTTTAAGTTGAACACTGCAGTGTATGCTGCCGGTTGAAATGTACCTTGTGAATCTGTCATTCTCAAGTTAGCAATCAAGTTGTTTAACTCTCTACCTGGAGTTAAATTAGATGATCTCATGGCAATAACAGCTTTTCTAAACTCATTGCCAACTATAGCGACTACATAAAAATACATAGTTTTCTCTACATAGTTTCCATTAGTCAATCTATATCTACCATTCTTTTCTTCAGTAGCATCTGCAGGTATCTCTAAATGAGTTCCTACTGGAGCAGCTGCGCTGTCTCCTCTTTCTTGCCACTCAGGAAATCTAGTTTGAGTATGAGCAACAACTATATCTAGTCCCTTCTCACCATCAATTAAATTTCCAAAACTACCAGAATAGATCATTCCAGGTTTTGCACCTTCAACGTACTTTGCGTTTCTTGAGTTACATTCAGGTGATAACTGATGAAGAATTTTTAAAATCGGTGTTGATACATCATCCGATCTTAACTCCTCAGTTCCTTTACCTGAATCAGCTCTTAGGTTAATTGTAGATAATGCACCTGCATTATCTTTCTTTACGATTGTACTTTCTGTACTCATATATAACTCCTATTAGTTAATCGTTATTATTTATTTTTTAATTTAGTCTGACTTCCGTCAAACGTACTAAATAGATCTGAAGGGATCTCATTACCTTTTTCTTTGTAATCCTTCATCACTACTGTGAGTGAAGCGTGGTGAACTTTCTCGTCTTGAGTTGGTTCATAGCCACGCTCCCTCGCAAGGCCAGCATACTCGACAGCCTTGTTATCTTCGCCTTGACCAAATGTTACTGTAATATTATTTTTTACAATATCACCTAAGCCATTGTCTCGAAGCCATTGTATCGCCTCAGCTTTTTTGTCAGCTCTCATTGAGGCACTGTAAATTTTTTTAATTGTAAGTTCAGAACCATCTTGTAGTTTTAAACTTTTTAAATTCATATCTTCCATTAACTTTGGAATAATAACACAACTAAAATGTTTTTCATCTTCTTTTAGATCTTTCACTCTATCTTCTAGATTTTTTATTTCAGATTGTAAAGATTTTAATTTCTCTACTTCTTCTGATAATTTTTTAGGATCAATAATATCAGTTTGATCCGGTGCATCTTCTCTTAAATTTATATCCATAATATTGCCTTTCGTAAAAGGTATATAGGATTATTATATTGAAATGTCAATACTAGTTTTGAAAAATATTTATCTCGAGTGGATAATATGTTTTTTCCTGTCTGTCCCATTTTAACAACTTATATTTGCCGTTAGTCATATCAGAAACAACAGAACATGTCACTCCGATAATTGCAGGATCACCAGATAATAATAAGTAATCGTCGGTTGTAAAATTTTTTAATTTATCTTTTATTTGAAAAATTAATGGACCAGGAGAAAAAATCATTTGAGCTTTTGCAGGAAGCATAACCGTAATATCGCCATACTTTTGTGCACCCATAACATTATATTTTGGTTGACCACTTTCTCTGTCGACAGGTATGTCTTGTACTAAATAAACTTTGCTCATTGACTTTTATTCTTTTGTATACTATATAACAAATTAGAAAGAAAAAGCAAATGAACTACAAATTTAAAACTAAGCCGTATGGCCATCAATTAGATGCATTAAACGCATCTTGGGATAAAGAAAATTTTGCGTACTTTATGGAAATGGGTACAGGTAAATCTAAAGTATTGTTAGACAATGCAGCTGTGTTGTATGATAAAGGTTTAATAAATGGTCTGTTATTAATTGCTCCTAAAGGTGTGTATAAAAATTGGTATGATTCAGAAATACCTACACACCTACCAGACCATATAGAAAAAAATATAGTACTTTGGAAAACATCAGATAAATCAAAAAAACAACAGTTACTTTTAAATACTTTGTTTAAATCAGGTACACATCTAAACATTTTGATTATGAATGTAGAGTCTTTTTCATCAGGTAATGGTGCAGAATTTGCATATAAATTCTTATCTGCACATCCTAAATCAATGGTTGCTATTGATGAATCTACTACTATTAAAACACCTACTTCTAATAGAACTAAAAACATATTGAAACTAAGTGATCATTGTAAATATAGAAGAATACTTACAGGTTCTCCTGTAACAAAGTCCCCTTTAGATTTATATAGTCAATGTCAATTCCTTGATCCCTGGCTCCTAGATCATCAATCTTTCTANACNTTTCGTGCCAGATATTCTATNTGTAAAAAAATTCAAGTCAATGGTCGTCAAGTAGAAATAGTTGTNGGNTANAGAAATCTTGGTGAGTTATCNGANAAGATAAAACCNTTTTCTAAAAGAATATTAAAAGATGATTGTTTAGATNTACCTGAAAAAAGTTATGTCAAGCATTATGTTGAGCTTACAAAAGAGCANAAGAAAGTATATGAGCAAATGAAAAAAGAAGCAATAGCTTTTTTAGATGACAAGATGCAATCATCAGCTACGGTTATGACTCAATTAATGAGACTACATCAAATTACTTGTGGACATTTCACTGCAGATGATGGTACCATAAAAGATTTACCTTGTAGTAGGCTTGGTGAATTAATGAGCATACTTGAAAACGTAGAAGGTAAAACTATTATATGGTCCCACTACACACATGATGTAAGAAGAATAATTAAAGAAATAAAAAGAGTATATGGTGATGACTCTGTTGTAGATTATTATGGTGCAACTGACACTGATGCAAGATCAGCTAATATTAAAAAATTTCAAAACGATGATAAGTGTAGATTCTTTGTAGGAACAACTCATACCGGCGGTTATGGTATTACTTTAACTGCCGGAAGCAATATGATTTATTTTTCAAATGGTTATGACCTAGAGAAGCGTCAACAATCAGAAGCACGTATTGATCGTATAGGTCAAACAAGAAAAATGACTTACATTGATATAATGACTCAAGATACTATTGATGAAAGAATTGTAAAAGCTTTGCGTAACAAAGTTAATATTGCAAATAAAATAATGGATGAAGATTTTAGAGAATGGATATAGCGATTATAGTCCCCACTATAATCAATCCCGGCAGCTGAGTGCCTAACCTCCCAAAATAACTACAGTTTTTCGAATAGTATTACTATAATAGTAAACATACCTGCTACTAAAGCAGTCATTGCATAACGCATATGATTTTTAATTTCTTTAATATCGTTCTCTATTCCTGAAATTTTTTGATGAGTTTGTTTTTGCATAATACGGCAAAGTTTTTCGTGAGATTCTATTCTCTCCAGTGCTAAATCTTTTTTAGGCATTATGCCAGTCCTCTTGATCTTAGTTTAATTTGTTTCTCTTCTTCAGATAATAATGCATTTTCAGTTGGCGTCAATCCCTGATTCATGGCGCCTGCTGCTGGTATAGCCGCAGTCTGAACCACTTGTTGATTAGGCATTGGTGTAAGTGGTAATGCTGATTGGCCTTCAGGCTCTGTATCAGGTAAAAAGTTTTTAAGATCTAATTGAAAATCACCATATAAATTTTGTATTTCTAGTAGATTTTTTATAGCTTCAAGCGTTCCTTCGGCACCTAAAAATGGATTAGGTTGTCCAGTTTCCCTAGCAATATCTTCAAATCTTTCTTGAATTTTTTCTGATGGAAAAAAAGGATCAAACTCTCCAGATAGTAATTCTTCTAAAGTAGAATTAGGAATACCCCTTTTTTCAAAAATATCTTCTAATTTATTTGGATTAACTCCAAGAGTCATAGCGTTTTGAATATGATTTAACATTTCTTTTCTAACTTTAAACAATTGTTTATTAGCTACAAAGTATCTTTCAATAACATCTTTAGGTGTTTTAGGTTCTCCAGATAACACACCAAACTTACCACCGGTAAATAATTTAGTAGCATCTGATTGACCTTGTCTTAAATCATATAAATAAAAACCTAAAGCTTTTTCAGGGTTAACTTTTTCTAATCTAAATCCAAAAATACCTGCAAGTTCATAAGGTACTTCATACATTGTAGGTCCTTTACCCGGTATTCCTTTTATAGCTTTAAAAGTTCTTTCGAAAGGAGCTGTTGTAGGTTTTAATGTTTTAGTTAAATGTTTCATAGCAATTTCAATTGCTTCTCCTGGAGGAGTATTTTCATCGTAAAGTTCTTGACCTTCTCTTGTTCTACCATTT